CTGCCCTCGACAGCCGTTTCCCGACCCTCGCCGGCGCTACCGCTAGACGCCGTTTCAATCTCGCCTGTCCCAGTTTCGTTTTTTGGGACAAGGCGATGCAATTTGCTCTTGCTGATGCCGAATTGCTCGGCGACGGCTCGATAGCTGTTGGAGCCGAGCGCGTGCCGGTACACGTCTAGCAGCGCCTCTTGTTCGTCGCGGTCTGCCGGGTCAATCTTGCGTTCGGCCACGACCTTACGCATGGTCTTCACGTCGTAGCCCACGCCCTTGGCCTCCGCGTACACCTCGCGGATATCCGAGCCGATGGCGTCGCGCTCCTCGGAAAGCTTCTCGATCCGCTCCACGAAGCTCTTGAGGCGATCAGCGGAGATAGGGCCGGCTTTGACGGTGGGCATGATTAAGCCACCCTCTTGAGCTTCACAACCTTCGTCAGGCGGTGATGAAATTGTGGGAATTCCTCGCCATCCTGAAACCTCAAAGACCCAAGGTCCCGGCCCGTGATGGCGGCGTTCCATGCCTTGATAAGCAGCGCATATTGCACCCGATGATGCAGTTTGCCGCCACGCTGCTTAAGGTTAATGAAGAAGTTGCGACACGCCAAAGACGGATCACCACGCTTTAGGTCAGCTCCGGTCGCGAGGGCATCAAGAAAGGCCGCGGCCTTGGCCTCGTCCGCCTCCAAAGCAAAGTAGGTAAAGGCAGCGAGCGCCGTGATCGAACATAGACGCTTGAGCGGCGCGCTTGGCCCAACCCGTTCCACCGCCTGCCGGATGCGCGGGTATTTAGTCGCGAGCACCATGGTCTCTGCATTCGACATGCGATTTACTGACAGATGGTCTCGGCGGCCGGTCTCGTAAAAGTGAACAAGGCGAAGGGCCGCTGCCGTCAAAATGCCGTAGGGCATTCCCGCTTTTGACAGAACGTCTCCGGCCGAGCGCTTCATGCCGCTATCGAGCGTGGTGAAAGCTTCCGGTGCCACGCCGCGCACCACCACCGATTCGAACGCGACCTGATGGTCAAAGCAGGCCCACAGCCTATGTTGCCCATCGAGCAGGTTGCCGTCCGTGTCAAACACAACAGCCTCGCCATTAAGCGCCCATCGGCCCGCCAGCATTTCACGCGCAAGCATTTTGACGTGATGCTCGCGCAGTGGCCGGTTCTCCTTGTTCTTCTCCAACCAACTCTCAGCCATTGCCGGCGTGATAGTTTCCGTTGTGGTGCTCACTTTGGCCATTGGCACTCCTGATGAATAAGGGGCGCCGGCAGCCTCGGGGGAGACACGCTGCCGGCGCGTTCGCTGCGAACGATGGGGCGGGAGGTCGCAGCGAATGGGGTGAAATCGGTCATGGTCAACAGCTTGGCAACCGCATCATGCGCCAGCCAGGACACCATCGGCTCTTTGTTCCGGCGCGCGTGCACCAAGCGCAGCGCGGCCAAGATGGAGCTTGGGTCAAACCCTGTTCTCCGCCCGATCCGCACGTTGCTTAGGCCGCTTTTGCACTTGATGAGCCAGAAGCAAAGGTGGCGCGCCCAGATTTCCTGCCGCGTCATTCCCCGACCGAGGATAGCCGACGCCGGCCGCCCGGTTATTTCGGAGACGGTTTCCAAGATCGCCGTCATTTCCGGGCTCCACCTCACGGCGGGTTTGGGAACAGGGGCGGCGGCTGGGCGATGATCGGCGGCCGGCGCTGCCATCCGAGCACGGATGCGCTTCATCATCGCGCGGCCGTCACGCCCACGTGTGACGTAGCCGTACAAGTCGGGCGCCGGGGCCATCTACTTTCTCCCCGGTGATTGCTCAGCAAGAGCCACGTGCAGGACGACGATCTTGGGAAGCCGCCAGCGGGGAACCTTGTTGCGGCGATGCCATGCGTAGACGACGGCCTCGCTCTCCCCCATCTTCGCCGCGACGGCGCCCCAACCGATTTCCTTGGCCTGTGCGCGCAAAAAGCGCAGCGCTCTTTCTGGTGTCATGACCTGAAATTAGGCATGGCTGCTGATATTGTCAATATTGTTGTTGACGGCCGCTCTACCTCTGATAATGTCAGGCCGTCAACAACAGGAGAGACGATGACAGCCAAGACGAAAGACCGCGCCGTGCTGGTGACGACTGCCCATAAGGGCGTCTTCTTCGGCTATGCGTCCAAGACGGACGGCGCGACGATCAAACTCCGCGCAGCCCGCAACTGCATATACTGGACGCCGGCCGAGAAGGGATTTCTTGGCCTCGCAGCCGTCGGCCCCGGCTCTGGCTGCAAGATCGGGCCGGCCTGCGATATCGAGCTGCGCGACATCACTTGCGTCGCCGAAGTGACGGACGCCGCGGCCGAGGCTTGGGAGCGCGCGCCGTGGTCGCGCTGATCCGAGGGGCCATGCCGGCCGCGTTGTCCGGGGACGGGTCCGGGTACGGGGACGGGGACGGGTCCGGGTACGGGTACGGGTACGGGTACGGGGACGGGGACGGGCACGGGTCCGGGTACGGGTACGGGGACGGGTCCGGGTCCGGGTCCGGGTACGGGGACGGGCACGGGTCCGGGTACGGGTCCGGGTACGGGTACGGGTACGGGTACGGGGACGGGTACGGGGACGGGTCCGGGTCCGGGTACGGGTACGGGGACGGGCACGGGTCCGGGTACGGGTACGGGGACGGGGACGGGTACGGGTCCGGGTCCTATTGGCTGGCCTGCCTAAACTACTTCACGGCCAAGCTGCCGTCCTCTTGCAGGGCGCGCGCCGCCGCACTGCAAAAGGACGGCATTAAGCTTGCCTACTGGCGCTCGACTGACGCGGGCCAGCCGGCGAACAACGGCGCGACGATCGCACAAGCTGCCCCTGGCGTCGTCCACAAGGTCGCCGGCCCGCTGGAAATCTGCACCTCGCGCGCACTGCACGCGACGCTGGTTCCGCCAAAGTGGAAGGGAGAGCGCTGGTGGATTGTCGCTCTCCACGGCGAGATCGTGGGTGATGACGAAAAGATGGCGGCGCTAGAGCGCGAGATCATCGGCGAGTGTCTGTGACTATCGAAACGGGAGAAGCACATGATTAAGTTCGACGTACTCAACCGCTGGACCCTCAAGGTTCAGTTCACCGCAGAGATCGACTGCGCGGAAGATGCGCCGGCCGGCGTCAAGGCCGGGCTGGCGTTTGAATGGGGATGGAAGAACCGCCTGAGCGGTGCCGACCTGAGCGATGCCGTCCTGCGCGGTGCCGACCTGAGCGGTGCCGACCTGCGCGGTGCCGACCTGAGCGGTGCCGACCTGAGCGGTGCCGACCTGAGCGATGCCGACCTGAGCGATGCCGTCCTGCGCGGTGCCGACCTGCGCGATGCCGTCCTGAGCGGTGCCGTCCTGCGCGGTGCCGACCTGCGCGATGCCGTCCTGAGCGGTGCCGACCTGCGCGGTGCCGACCTGAGCGGTGCCGACCTGAGCGGTGCCGACCTGAGCGGTGCCGTCCTGCGCGGTGCCGACCTGCGCGATGCCGACCTGAGCGGTGCTCTCAAGGGTATCCCGGTCGTGCCCCATATCGACGCCGCGATCCTGAGGGCTATCGATGCGGGCGGCAAACTCAACATGGGCAACTGGCACTCGTGTGAGACGACACACTGCCGCGCCGGCTGGGCGATCACGCTGGCGGGCGCTGGCGGTGCGGCCCTCGAATTCGCAATGGGGCCTGCCGCCGCCGGATCGTTGATTTATGCCGCCAGTCGGCCGGGTCAGAGAATCCCCAACTTCTACGCTTTGGACACTGCCGCGATGGAAGACATCAAGGCCGGTGCCGTCGCTGATCCCCTGCCGGTGGAGGGTTGAGCCATGAGCGAGCGCAACTACATCGAACGTGAAGCGGCGGAAGCCCGCAAGAAGGCCATCCAGGGCGCGGCGGCGGACGCCCTCGACGAAATCCGCACCACGGTCCTCAAGCTGTTGATGCTCACGAAGATCGAGGACGACACGGCCACCGTGCGGCGGGCGATGGACCACGCCGACGACATGGTGAACGACCTTATCGGCGACGCCATGACCGAACTGACCGATGAAATCGACGCGGCAAACGTCGCCATCGACAGAGACGAGCGGCCGGCGCGCTGGGCGGTGCTGTAGTGCGCGCCGTGCCCCGCAACATTGCCGAGCATCGGGCCTTGGCCCTCGCCTCGGAAGGAACGCCCGCCGACCTGTGCAGGATGGTCCTGCAACGGCTCGCCAAGTCGGAAGACCCAGCCATCGCAGAGCGGGCCAATCGGCTCATTGAGGGAGGGAAGTGATGGCCGGCAAGATCGAAGGATACTCCGTCATCGTGTTCGTCTCGGTTGCGGACGGCGACACGCCAGAGGAAGCGCATGCCATTGCGTGCGATATCCGCGCCGCGATCAAGCGACATCTCGTGGACTTCGAGGAGTGCCGGCGCGGTCCCATCGACATCGAGCCGCAGATCGGCCGCGACTATGAGGAGACGGCATGATGCCCCGCGCCACCATCCACAAGATCGACGCCACCCGCGCCATGGGCGATCCCGACCTGGGAGCGGAGGAGACGGTGACGATCACCTTCTCTTTTCGCATGGGCGCGCCGGCCACCAGGATCGACCCTGAGGACCCGTCCGAGGTCGAGTTCGTCAGCGCCAAGCCAGAGTTTCCCGGAGACGGCAGTTGGTATGCCGAGCAAGCCCAGAAGGACCGGGCGGAGTGGGCGCGGGACTGGATCGAAGGCGGCGACAACGATGCCGCAATCATGGAGGTTGTCTTGGACGATGACAACGCGGCCCGTGAGTATGCGGCAGAACTGAGGGCCGACCGATGACCGCCAAGACCATAGCCGAGGCAGCGGCGGAACTGCGGAAGCTGCACGCGGAGATGATCGAGGCCGGTGACGCGCCGGACGGCGTCTATAGCCTCAAGAGTCACATGGAGGCCGATGTTCGGTTCATCCGCGCCGCCAAGGACAACGTACCAGCGCTCCTTGACGCGCTGGAGGCCAGGACCGAAGCCCTCCAAGCGATGCTCGCGTTCGTTGGAGGGATGAGTTTCCATCCTCCCGCCGACAACATGGCAGCGGACGCACTGGTCACGTTCGCCCGCTCTGCACTGGAGCCCAAGCCATGAGCATCGCATCCAACATCATCCTGCTCGGCATCGCGTGTCTGCTCGCTGCTGCTGCGCTCTCGATTTAGTTCACTCTAGGAGACGACGACGATGCAACGATCCGAGCAACTCAACGAGTTGATGGCCGCGCTGGCTAAGGCTCAAATGTCCATGGAGAACGCCTCTAAGGACAAGCAAAACCCGCACTTCAAATCGTCCTATGCCGACATGGCCTCGGTGTGGAGCGCGATCCGCGAGCCGCTGTCCGTCGCCGGCCTCGCCATCATGCAGTGGCCACGCACCGTCGAGAATGGCGTCGAAATCGAAACCATTCTCACGCACGCCAGCGGACAGTTTATGTCAGACGTGCTTTGGATGCCAGTCTCCAAGATGGACGCGCACGGCATCGGCTCCGCGATCACCTACGGCCGGCGCTATGCGTTGATGGCCGTGGCTGGCGTGGCCCCGGAGGACGATGATGGCCACGGCGCAACTGGCGGCGCTCCAGGAACCGCTGGCGCTGGCGGCGATTTCCGCCCCGCTGGCCGCCGCCCGACCGGCAACATGGCGGCGGAAGCCGAGCGCGACGGCACCCTCGATACGACGCGCGCCAAGGGATCGCTGACGCCGCCAAAGGGCAAGCCGACGCCGGCCGAGAAGGCGCTGGACTGGACCGACAAAGCCATTCAGACACTCAACCTTTCCGCTCAGACGGTCGAGAGCTTGGGCAAATACTGGACGGACAACGCCGACAAGATCGGCTGGCTGGAGGCCAACGCGGCGGAACAGCATGAACGCCTGCTGATCGCCTTCGACAACGCCCGCGACGCGGCCAAGGCCAAGGTGTCGGCATGAGACACCACAATGCGCCTCCAATCTCCGAGCGGCTGAGCCTCGAATACTCCGACATGTCGGAGGAAATCTCTGCCGCGCTCACGGGCCTCGATACACCCCACGTCCACAGTGACGAGGATGCGGCGGCTATCGGCACGATAGGCAAGCAGCTCGTCGCCCTCGCCGCCAAGGCTGAAAAGGCCCGCAAGGCCGAGAAGGACGAATACCTGCAAGCCGGCAAGCAGGTGGATGCGTTCTTCGGCAACATGGTGGCGAGCCTGAACGCCCTCGTGCTGGCCATGCGGGCCGCCGTGGGGGCCTACCAGACCAAGAAGCGGCAGGCTGCCCTCGATGCCGAGAGGATCGAGCGTGAGGCCGCCAAGGTCTTTGGCGGGGATGCCCCGGAACAGGTCGCACCCAAGGAGACGGTTCGCATCGTCGCGCCCTCCGGTGCGCCGGCTGTCAGCGGCACGGTCAGATGGGCCTATGAGGTGACGGACTTCGATGCCGTGCCGCGCGAGCTGCTGATGTTGAACGAGGACGCTGTTGCCGCCAAGATCGCCGGATTGAAAGCCAGCATGAAGGACATCGGCAAGGCGGCCATTCCGGGCCTTCGCCTGTTCGAGAAGGTACAGGCTCGGTTCGGATGACCACCCGATTCCTCGAAACCGAGCAGGACCGCCGCATGCTGCTTCGCTTCATCGAAGGCCAGCCACTGCCTTTGACCGTCTCCCTGGCCAAAGGCGGCAAGCGGACCCTGAAACAGAACAATCTCCAGCGGCGATGGCTGGGCGAGATTGCCGAACAACTCGGGGACCAGACGCCGGAGGAAGTCAGGGGGTATTGCAAACTGACAATCGGCGTGCCGATTTTGCGAGCCGAGAAAGACGCATTCCGTGAACGCTATGACGCAATCGTGAGGCCGCTGCCCTACGAGCATAAGTTGGCGATGATGATGGAGCCGTTCGACTTCCCGGTCACGCGGCTGATGACGACAAAGCAACATACGGTCTACCTGGACGGCGTGCATCGGCACTTCTCAGCGAAGGGCATCGCGTTGACCGATCCGGGCGAGCTGACGGGGAGGCGGGAATGTGCGGTGACGGAGCAGGAACATGAGCGATGCACTGGAGGCGGCGCGGCTGATGATCGAAAAGGCGCGGCGCATGGTCGAGATAAACGACAAGATCAAGGCGCGCGGCGAAGTCTCTCCAATCTGGGAAATCGCTGAAATTTCCGCCCTTCTCTCAGTCGCCGCCGAGCGTGACGCTATGGCGGAAGCGATTCGCGAAGTTCTTGCCAACAAGACTGCAACCTTCAAGGCCCGGAACGGACGCGAGGTTGGCATCCAAGACGAAAACGGCGAGAAATGCTGGATCGTCCCGCATGAGCCGATGGGAGCCCTTGAGGCCGCCCTCTCCACCGCCCCACGAAATGGGTGGCGGACGATGGACGATCCCGAGCTCGCACGCATGAAGGCGGCAGAGACGACATCGTTCCTGGTGCTGCTGCCGCGGAACGATGTGGCTGATTACGTCGTGTTGCAGGTCTCTTGGTTTGAGGGTCGGATGTATCCCGACGCCCGCGACGCCTGCATAGATTGGCAGGACGGCATCACGACGGCAACCCACTGGCAGCCTCTTCCTTCTCCTCCCCACTCCACCAAGGAGACGACATGATCGAGCGCGATATCGTCGAGCGGCTTCGCACTTCAGCGGCGCACTGGTGTCTCGACACTGCCATCAACCGCGCCGAATCTGCATTGCAAACTGATGCCGCCGACGAGATCGAAGAACTGCGCCGCCAAGCCGAGGAGAGCGCAGCCTCTGCGGTGGCTGAGGTGGAAGCGCTTCGGGGCATCATCAAGAGAACCGCGAGAGACTCCTTGGCCGATCTTCGATCATTCCGGGCAGCCACTATCGAGGAGTGTGCGAAGGTGGCGGATGCCTATGCCATCGCCCCGATGGGCGAGGACTGCTGCGCCGTTGCCTACGGTATCGCCGACGCTCTCCGCTCTCTCACCAAGAGAGGCGGGAATGGCACGAGCTAAGCGCAGGTCGATAACCCTGAGAATCTGGATTGCAACCGCAGATCACGAGCCGGATATTCATTCAAGCGACGACGTGTGCTGGTCCGAGCCGACGACGGGCTGGGTCAGCGAATCGCCCCAGATGCGATGGGAACGCGCAACGGCTGTTATCACCGCAAGCCGCCCTTACCGCCTTCCTGAAAGAGAGGATGAAGTGAGCATCGGCGACCCCCCTCCACTCCTTCCGCGGGTTTTGCGGCCTTGCGGGGCGGCCATGATCCGCATGGCACTCTTTATGTTCGCCGCCGCAGGCGTGTGGGTGGTGCTCGTGGTCGCCGCGCGTGCGGATATAGACCCGGAAAAGCCGGACTGGCCGATGATCGTTGGCTGCGCGATGACGCCGTACCCCAAGCGCGCGCACCCAGACGACACGTCAGACGAATACCGCCGCAAGCTGGATTTGTTTTGGGAAATCCGCGATTGCCGTTTGATGTTGCTTGCCAGGGACGCGGGATGGCGAGCGGCTGGGCGGCCGACAAGCTCGAATGCGTATCCGCCGATAGGGATGGTGCGGCCGGGAGACTACGGGCGATGAGGCGAGCAGGCCCGTTCTGGTGCGGGCAGTGCAAGCGCGAGAAGTCAGCCGTCGACTTCCTGAAATTCACCAATCCCAAAGTGCGCGTCACGAAATGCAACGAGTGCGCTCACGAGAACATGGAGAAGTGGGGAAAGATGATCGGCCGCTACGCTGGGCAAAAAATCTCCAACATGGCCCGTGAGGTCAAAGACGCTGGCGAGTAGATCACCCGCACCGCTTCTGAAAGGTGATGTTGTGCACGGCAACGTCGAGGAAATGCGAGTACCAGACGGCCGGCGCGGTGCGGGCAGCGGCGTCCTGCTCCGGGGTGGTGTCGATCCGCTTGAAGGCCGCGCAGCTCGTGTCGGCACTAACGACAGGCGGCGCCGGAGTGCAGGCGATCAATAAGCTGGTCGAGAGTGAGGCCGCTACAGCCAGTCTCCACGCCCGTCCTTTGTTTCGCAGCATCGTGCAAATCCTTCAGTGATTGGGCTGCCTGTGCGAGCGCCTGTTTCGTGGCGGCTTCTCGCTGCCATGCTGCCTTGAGCGCCCAGCCTTCAGCCACGGCACCGATGCCCAGCACGGCAATGACCACGCACAGGATCGCGGGGAGGTTCATCGCATCGCCCCTATTGCCACAAGGCACACCGCCATGCAGCCGATGACGACGTATAGCCAGTGAGCCACGCACCACGCGGCGGCCCGGCCCCACATGCCGCGCACGTCGCGCCAGAGGTCGAGAAGCTGCTGTTTCATGCCGCCACTCCCGCGAGGTCCATGCCCTTCTCGATTTCGTTGCCGGTGTACGGATTGCCGCCACACTCGACCATGATGATGCCGGTGACGATGGCGCGCATGACACGACGCACCTCGATATCAACGGGATGGTCCGGCTCGACGGCGGCGGCTTCGCAGACCCGCTGGATATAGCCTGCCGTGTTGTTCTCGTTCGGTGGCGCCCATCGGCTGATAAAACTGCGCACGGTGCGAATGCCGAGCCGGTCGCGGTAGGCTCGGAGGTTCTTGACCATTGCGCGAATGCCGTGCTCCGCGTCGACAAAGACACAGAACCGGCCGTGAGTGAGTTCCGCCCGCTGCACGTCGTTCACGCACTTGGCGATGTCGCGGATTTCACCGTTCCATGGCGGTTCGCTGCGGTCCAAATTCCCGGGATTGCAGTTGAGGAAACCGCGTGTCTTCTTGGGGTCTATGGCTGGCATGCCGAAAGTTTATCGCACCGTGCGCCTTCGTGCTAGCCTCCGGGTGCGTTTCCTCCCAAACTAGGCCGGCCATCAAAAGCCGGCCTTCTCTTTGTCAGAGCTTCGCCAGCCCGGCCCGCTCGATGATGACCACCGCGGCCTTGTCCGCGTCGATCAATGCAACCATAGCCGTCTCGAAAGCGTTAGGCTTCAGCGCGACATTCGTGAGCCGCTTGGCGTAGCGTAGCTGTACCCGTAGGTCATGCGCCGCCGCCATGCTTTCCAGCTTCGCTTGCGCAACCACAGGCTCTAGCCGATCGATCAGCGCCGCCCCTGCCGCGATCCTGTCTTTGATGCAGCTCATGGCTTCAGCCGCTCCCGGATCAGTTGGTTCGTGTCCGCCGTCGCCCGCGCCATCGCCGCCAGCGCTTCCTTTCGCGCCGGCTCCGATTCCACCTGTGCTCGAAGGAAGCAGACAAGCTTGTCTTGCAGGACTAAGATACGCGCGTTCGCGGCGTCTAGTTCCGCCTGCTTGCTCTTGAACAGCCACCCCACTGCGCCGCCGATGGTTCCGATAACGGTGGTTGCCGCTACCAGGACGTTGGTTGGAATGTCCGCCAAGTCGGCCACGGCTCAACCCTTGGGGCCGAACTGTGGCGGAACCGGCAGCAGCGCCTCGATATCCTTGCGCTCGCGCTCGGGCCGCCCCTTGAGCCAGCCGACGCGATTGGCGTGCACGGGGTCGTCAAAGACATCAGTGCCGATGATGAAGGTTCCATCCTTGAGCGGGATGGGCATAATCTCCGCCATCGGCCCGCTCTTGCCGCGCACCACGTCGGCCTCTGCTTTTGTAAGGATGAGGAAGGTCATGCGCCTATCGCCGTGAGAGCGGTTTGCAGTCGAGGGTTGATCCGGGCGACGGCGGCCGACGACAGGCCCCCCGTGGTGCCAAACATGCTGTGTTGATCTGTCGTGCCGAGAGAGAAGACACCGGCCGAGTTGAGGCCGCCGACGAACATGGGCAGGCTGAGAAGTGCTGTGCTGGCTGATGCGCCGCTCGATGCAATCGACGCTGCGGCTCGGTAGAAGTCGAGTTGATTCGCTCCGGTGCGGCTCGCGATCCAGATGCCCGAGGCATTATCCTGCGACACTGATAGATTGGCCGCCGGATTGTTGTTTATGCCGGCAACGGCATTGCTGATTTGACGCGGCCCCAAGCCTGCGATCTTCGTCGCAAGATCGTAAATGCCGCAATTAACTACGTTCGCCGCGTCCGTCCGCGCGGTCCTGTCGTACAGGATGATACCTGCAGAGTTCTGCGTATAGGCCACCCCGTGCGTAACAGGGTTCCACGTCGAGTTGATGTAGCTCGTGGTGCCGTTGCCGGCGTATCCTTGGTTCGCCGTGAAGGTTGGCGAGTTCACCGCCGTCGCCGTGCGCAGTCCGATGAAGTCGATCAGCGCCGATTGCGTGTCTTCGCCACAGAATCCCCATAGGCTGTCAAAGCTCGACAGGTCCCCATCGGCGCGGATGCCGGCCCACATGGTCGACCAGATGGCGAGGCGCGCGGCTGACGGGGCGCCACCGGCAGAGACCACGGCGGCGCTCCATGCGGTCACAATAGGGTCGTAGACCACGCCCCCCATCGCCGCAGGGTTGCCGTATCGGTAGGGTCCGATAGGGTACATTATGCGGAGAAGTTACCGACAGCCACGACAGAGACGTTCGATCCCGTCGTCACCTTCCACGCGCCGCTCACGCTCTTGGCCCCGATGGGAATGAAGAACGGCACGAGGTTGGACAGACTCGACGCACCACCGGCAAAGACGTTGATGGATGTGGCATTGTCGAGGATCGTGACGACTCCCGGAGACGTGCTTGCTGGCGTGACCAGCAGGCCGCCAAGATAGTCTCCGGTCGCACCCGTGCCACCCAACACCTGGGCCGTCTGGCCTGCCGCCACGGTCTCGTATTCGGCATTGCTGATGTCCAGAATTGAGACCGGCACCGCGCTCTGATCGCTGGCGATGGCGACACCGAGAGACAGGGCCATGGTCTTTTGGCCAAGGCTGGTCGGAAGGCCGGAGACGGGCATCGGGACGGCGGCGGTGATTGGGACGAAGTTGCCGCTGGTGTCGAGGTAGCCAAGGGCTACACCATCGACGACGTTCGGTGGACTTCCTGCAACCGGGTATTCCATGATAGCTCCTCAAGCCTTTGGATACTTGGCGTTCACTGCGTCACAGGCTTCGATCCATGCGCCGATTGTGTCGAAGTCGGCCATCTGCGGGTATGCCGCCTGTCTCTTGGCGAGATAGCTGGGCTCGGGATGTGGGGCGGGTGGATTGGGGTCTGTCGGATGGCCGTCGTTCCACAGCCAGCCGATTGATACGAAGCCGTCGAATTCGTGCGCGCTCGTTCCCTTCGGGGGCGGCCCATCTTCCGGGCCTTTGACGACGATATTCTCTATGATGTTGTCGCGAACGATGACCATGGTGCCCTAGAAGACGTTGTAGAATTCTTTGACGGTGATGACACCCGCTGCGCCAGCCCCGCCTGTGGCAGCAGCAGCGCCCGTGCCGATGCCGCCCGCGCCGCCCGCGCCCACGGTGTACGTGTAGGTCGCGGCCGGGCTGGCAATGGTGAGTTCGACGTATTCGCCAGAGCCACCACCCGCTGCCGGATTGGTCGTGCCGGATGCCGATGCGCCGGAGCCGCCACCGCCAGTGTTGGCGATCGCCGGCTTGCCGGCCGTCGCACCTGAGGCCGGTCCGCCGCCCCCAAAAAAGGGAGCGCTGCCGCCCGCGCCGCCGTAGTTGATGGACGCGCCGGACAGGAACAGGCCATCGGCTCCGTTCTGCCCCGACACACGAAGCGTAGCCGTTCCCGTGCCGGCGCTACCGCCCGCGCCGCCGGCAACAGACGCGGCGCCTGTAGTGCCCGCGCCACCAACGCCGCCCGCCGCCGCAATCGAGTTGAAGCTGGTCGTTCCACCCGTCGCGCCGGTTGGGCCAAGCGTGCCGCCAGCGCCGCCGCCGCCGCCACCGCCGCCAGCAAATCGAACCTCAATCCTTAGGCATCCGGCCGGTCTTGTATAGGTTGCGCCCGAGCCGCTGGTGAATGTCTGCGTGGTTGGGGAAGTCGAGACGGACGACGGCGCCGCCCATACAGCATCCGTGCCGTTACTGGAAAGAACCTGCCCGCTCGTGCCAAGGCCGAGCCGCTGAGGGACGCTGGCACCCCTGACAAGGATATCTCCTCGCGTCGTGAACAGGCTGGAAGCGAGGCCGCCTAGGGCTGCAAGAGCGGTCGCCGCAGACGTGCCCACGAGAAGGAAGTTCTGGGCAAGCCACGTCGTCACCGTCGCGATAGAAATGCTGGTCGCCGCGATGGGCTGCCCATTGGCATCGAAGGCGAGGAACGAGTTGGCCCGCTCGGTGGCGTTCGGCAGGACGTTGAGCGCCGCGCTGTCCGTGGGACTGATGACCAGCGCGCGCGAGACGGCATCCGATACCGACTGCGCCATGTAGGTGAGGCGGTCGAGCGCGGCCTCGATCACCTGGGGCCACATCGCCCCCTGATTGGAGATCGAAGCCGGCTGCGTCAGCGCGACGCTGCGATAGATGGTGAGCTTCGTCCCCGTGGCGATGGGCGAGGCGCCGGATACGACCGTGGGATAGGTGACGTTTCCGCCGGCATCCAGGTTGAAGCCCGTCGCGGTATATTGCGAGGTCGAGAGGGTGAAATCGGTGCCCGTCGTGTCGGTGTAGATCACCACGAGGTCGGCGGCAGTCGCGACCTTGAAGGCGAAGGGCCAGACGGTGGTTACACCGTTGCCGCTGTAGACGACCCTGGAGGTGGTGCTGGAAACCGTCATGGTGCGGCACTATAGGAGGGGTTGGCGGGATGGCGCATTCTGTGCCCTATCGGATCAT